CCCCGTTTTGCAGCGCCCCGCCGTGGGGGAGCTGGCCTACGGGTTCTTGCTAACGGAAGCCTCTGGTACGCACTGCCAGAGGTCGGGTGCCGTGACACCCACCGCAAGGTGCAATGAGACCGTCGTCTCAGTCGGCAACGATGAAGACCGCCCCGTGAGCTTCACCAATCACGGGTGTGTGTCCGCTTGTGGTCCATCAACCACTAAGTATTCCAACTTGAGCGGACCCAAGGCGCTGCTTGCAGCTCTTTGGATCATGGTGCTCGCAATGCATGAGGTTGTGGCTTACTCAACACGAGTGGCCACCTGGTGCATTGCGTGCATTCGTGGCTGGTTTGGTAGGCAGGCTTATAGGCCGCCTGCGCAGAGGCAGTGGTATTACACCATCAACAGCGCGTGCTATCGCATGCTGCTTTTGTTGATCTTCGTGTCGTACGCAAATGGCATCAGTGTTACCGCAAGGGAGATTGATTCCATCACTGCTGCACGCATCTCTTCCACGCTCGCGAGGCTTGATCGCAATTCGGAACAGTACGCAGAATTTGTTGCGCGCTGTGAGAGACTGTCCAACGTTGACATGTATCGCGTTGGAGGGACTGCGAGGACCCCCGTCTGCTACTTGGAAGGGCCATATGTGTCTTACCAGTCACCCCCAACCACACCTATCAACATTGGTAAGGTGATATATGATCAATACATCACTCCCGTGTTGCCAACCGAGTCTGTTGCTAGTATGATTAATGTAATCAATCATGCAACAGCACCTTGCGTACATGTGTTGAGCTCAATGCTCCACATTATCGCACAAGGTTGTGTTAGCACACGTGATTTCGTATGTGGGATTATCACCATCGCAATTGAGATTCCGGTATGGACGTGGGTTGTCATGCTTACTGGCGCTATGGCCGCTTCAGTCGCAGTTACCATTGTGGTATTGGGTGTTTCAGCACTCGGCCACAAGTGTGTTACCGCTACGTGGAAGTTTGCCAAGGTTGTAGGTGAGTATTTCAACGTTAACCCGGTTAACAAATATGTGTACGGGCCTTGGACAGGTTTCCTGGCACGCCGATTTGGCACCACAATTGTGGTTGTCGATGAACGCGCTAAAGAAATTGCCATCGCCACATACTGTGGACCGTCGGTTGACCCCAAATATCATCTGTATAAGCTGCCAACTGGTCAGCGGATCAAGGTAGCAACTTCATCAGATGAGAGGTCCATTGGCACATCACCGATCAGCGTAGTTGTAAAACACGACTATGTTACCCGCATCGTCAACGCACAGGGCGAGCACGTGGCTAACGCCACGGCGTTAAATGTTATCAACGCCAAAGAACAGCGTAGTTACTTGATTACAACATCACACGCTGTTGAGAGTGATGACATCGCCAGGGCAGACCGGTTTGTCGTCGGTGTGAAAAACACCGGCTATAGCCTGCATGATCAGCCTACCCTATTCAACAAACTCATTCGGTGTGATGGCGACATCACTCTCATTGAGCTTAGTGAGATGGGGTGGGGTCAGATCGGCGTTAAGCGCAAAGGTGCACCCAGCGTGTCCCAGTCTTCTGGGGCCGTCACAGGAACACCTATCACATGCCGCCACTATTCCACCAACGGAGAGGCGCACGTCACCAGAGGGAACGTGCTTGTAGCCACTGAAGCTACCGGCAAGAAGTACTCGGTCGTGCACAACTGTTCAACGGAGAGTGGTACATGTGGCGCTGTTTGTGTTGAAACACAATACCCCAATCGTGCTGTACTTCTGCACACCACTGGGTTTGTCAACACACCGCAAAACGCTGGTACTGACATTGCAGCCGCCTTGGTTGACGCAGGCATCCTCACGCCTACACCATATGGTAAAGAAGACGATTATAACGACAGCACTATCAACGAAGACAGCGCTGATCGTAGGAATCGCATCCACCAGCATGTGTTTGATGATGCAGGACGCCGTGCACGCGGCATGGTGCGTGGGGATTTCTTTGAGAGCGATTACCGCAACGGAACCGCTGCGGATCGCGGCCGAGCCGGACGCAATGAGTCAACCACGACACCTGATGCCGTCGCTGATGAAAACGCCGAGCTTAAGTCTGCGATACAAGCGCTTAAGGACCTCATCGCCACGGTTAAGAAGCCAATGGACACGGATACCAATGAGCAGGGAAACGGGGTGGGGAGTGCAGCGACGACACTCCCCGGAATGAAGTCGCAACATGGGCCGATTCAATCCGCTCCACCATGCCCACCAACTGGCGAGGACTCTACCAAGAGTTCAACAACCAGTGGCAATTCCAAGCGGGCGAGGCGCAAGGCGAAAGCCCAGATGGCCTCGACCGCATCGGAGTTGTCGAAGGCGTGAGTGGGTTCCGCGGCGCCCCAACCAAGCCTAAACCCATCGAGGAAACACTCAGGACCATGGACGATTTCAACATGTTCATGCCCGATCAGAAATTTGACACTGCCTTAAACTCTCTTAGTAAGTATGCACAGAGGGACAAAGCGGACTGTTACAGCTCTGATCCCCCGGAGGACCTTGGTGCTTACTACACTTGGCTGGAAGGCAAACATGAGGCCAATGTGCGCGTCGGCCTTGACCGGGGCCTGTACACAGGCGTCGAAAAGGACTTTGCTATTGCATACATTACATCATGCGAAGTCAATGTCAAGGTTACACAGCCATGCCTGAGCTGCACAACTTTCACGGAGTTGGTGGGCTTGGCTGAGGAGTTGGTTTACGCAAGTGACCCCACTTCTACACCCGGGTTTCCATATAAACAACGCAATCAAAACAACGGCCAGTTGTTTGAGGACCACGTGTTGTATGATGGTTACACCGAGGTTCAGCGCGCAGCAGGATATGCAGCATTTACAGTGCTTGCTATTTGCGCTGAATCTGGTCGCGCGGATCACACCGCCATTGAGCTACTTAACAAGAAAATCAATGGCATGTGTACGCTTATAGTCAAGAAGGAGCCAAACCCCATTCGCAAGCTCGAGGCACCCCGCATTGTTGTGGCAATGGCGTTGCACGTCAACGTGGCAACGCAGTTGCTTACTGTGGTGGAGAACCCACCACTCGGCCAGTCTAGTTACTTGTATGGTTGGGGCAATACCACGGAGAAGATCGCTGCTCTTAGCGAACGGCTCCGTGTTAGGGAGCTTGTTGTTGGCGGTAAGACCGCTGGCAATGACGTCACGGGGTGGGAAACTTCGGTTACGCGCCGTTCCATCCTGTGGTGGCACTTTGTTTGTGCCATTAGTTCCCCGAAACCCTACTTGATTTGGCCGGTTTATGCCACACAAGCTAATGCGCTTGCTAGTGTGGCGTATATTTCTCCTTTCGGTATCGTATACGCAAAAGCCCTACCTGGATTGCAGCCTTCCGGCAACAAGTTCACTACGTTTGGCAACAGCACTATGCGCACCTCCTTCGCCGTTTCACACGGCAACAGTCCTTCCTGTAATGGAGACGACTGCTTGGAGGCCACGCGTAAAGACCTTGACACACTTGTGGCTGCATACGCCATGCAAGGCCTCAAGGTCAGAGAAGTAGTGCGAGTTGCGCCCACGAAATTTGCTTTCAGTTCACACAATATCACATACAAGGGTGGTGTCGCCACTTGGCAGCACTCCAACCCCGCGAAGTCCATTTTCAGAATGTACTGTGAGGGGAAGAAACCCGCTGAGATGTGTTATTTGCTGAAGGAAAACTTTTCTGACGTGGACCAGACCCCAGAGTTTTACGCTCTGCTTAACGCCACGGTTGCAGTTCTTGAGCGTGATGGGTTCGTGTACGACACGGTAACAGCTGAGTTCTTCAGCCAGCTGTGGAATACCGACAGTTCTTGCGTGGACGAGTTCGTCTGACCAGGCCCGCTGGTTACAGTGGGTCGGGGCTCGAGCGCCCACTGTATGAAGAATAAGGGGGGAAAGAGTCGGGCAGTTACTCAGAAACTGCCAACAAAAGCGGCCCGCCGCCAGCAATCCATGCTGGACAGGCTGGACTCACTTACCAAGGCGTTGCCCAAAGGGACGTTTCGGGCTCTTGGTGCTGGCGGAGGTTACCTTTTAGGTGGCCCGGCTGGTGCTGCAACCGGTGCTGCTATTGGACAAGGTATTGCTACCATCACTGGTAGGGGTGATTACGTCGTCAAGGCTAACAGTATCATCACTAAGGGTATTGCAGGAGATTTCGAACGAAGTCCGATTGACGATCTGCCTCAATTCTCGCGTGGTACTCACACTGTTAGCGTCAAACACAGGGAGTATTTTGGTGACCTTCTGGTCCCGATCAACCCTACCCTGTTTAATAATGAC